TTTGGTGCATATTTTCCACCTGGTCCAAAGAATCTATCATATTTTTTAGTATTAACTGTACGTCCAGTTGAGCCATCACCTGTAGGATCTCCAATGATTTTAGTTCTCTGTAACTTAGTGCCGCCAGTTGGATTCGTTCCTACTGGTTTCCATGAAGATACTTTATTGGGACCAGATGCTTGAGAGGTATTAAATCTTCCACCAGTTGCAATAGGAACTGCATATCTATATTTTGTTTTGAATGTATTTTTTTTGTCAAGTTCTGCTTGTCTCTCTGCTCTTTGTTTTAATACGTCCGATTTAAGTCTATGCTTAGGATTATTGGAATCATACTGCCTCTTTTCACTTTTCTTTTCCTTTTTCTCTTTCTCCTTCTTATCTCCACCTCCGCCACCAAATCTACCACTGACATTGATGCCACCACTCACAGTGGTTTTCATTTTACCCTTCTCTGAAGATGCTGACTGTGCTTGTCCTGGATTAGCAAGTGCTTGATCAACAGCACTTCTTACTGATTGGTTAGTTGCTTGTGCAGGAACAGCACCACGACTTACATTGACATTTCCACTAAAGTCAGCTGCCTGAGCAGCACCTCCACCAGCAACAGCTGCTGCAGCTGCTGTAGCTATAGCAGCTCTCCTTGCAATATTAGCACCTCTTCTTGATACAGATCTTAGTCTACTTGCAATACTTTCTTTTAATTCTTCATCATCGCATAGTGATAATTGCTCTTCAAGTGAGGCAATCTCATCTTGGATTTGCAATAAGAGAATACTATTGCATTCATTCATATATTGAGCAAAAGTTTTCATCTCTACCACAATCCTATATTTTATTTATTAAAACCAATCCCCTCTAGAATAATCTAGAGGGGACTTTGGTGGGCATTACTCCTTTACAATTTTAATCAGTGGTCAGGATGTGTCTGCAGAATCTCCTTGCTTGATGGTCAATAATCCCACATTCTGAGATGCACTGGAAGTATTCGGATACCTGGTCGTATTTTTGTTCAACAGTTTGTTTTTGATCCCACTTCCATGATGCTAGTTCATTATGTGAAATCAGGTTGTGCATAATAACCTCCATTCACTGTATTATATAGTCAGCATATGCTAACTTAATGAAGATTTGATAAATTGCAGTTTTTTCTTCAACATCTGTAATCTTTGTTTAGACTGACGCAATTTCTGAGGCTTGAGGGTCCTCTTCTGCTCCTTGTTGGAGTGGTGTTGCCAGTTTGGGACCTTCATGATTCTCCTGATTAGGATACTATTCTACTATACCCTTTGACTTTTTCATACCTTATGACTTTCTCAAATTTGTCCTCCATCCCATTCTTATGGGAGATGACAAATACATTTACATCTTTGACTATGTATCTGATAATCCTGAGAAACTCATCTGTTCCAAAACTATCAAGTGATGAATCAAATACTTCATCAAACAGCATCAGATTTGTATTGACTGAATTCTTGAATCTTGCTACTTCTCTCCATGCAAAGATAAGAGCCAAATCAATCCTGGATTTTTCCCCTTCACTGAATGAAGCATAAGAAAAATCTTCATGGATAGGTGATTCTATAGTTTCATTGAACTCCTCATCAAGTTTAAAGTTGATGTAGAAGTCCATGATCTGTAAGAATCTATTAACTTGTTGATTGATAAGAGGGAGATACTTCTTGATAATTTTTGTTTTTACTCCACCATCTTTGAGAAGACTGTAAGTGAAGTCATGGTAAGAAATGCTTTCCTTCTTATCTGCAAGTTGTTTGTATGTGTCTTCTAAACTTTCTTGGAAAGTAATTAACTTTTCATTTTCAGTATTTCTGTTTGCAAGTTGATCGGTAATTCTTTGAATTTCCTGTTCAAGATCTCTGATTTGCTTTTGGCAGGTAGAGATGAGAGTATTGTTTTTAGAAATGCCATTAAGTAAGTTACTTATTTCTCCTGAAGTTTGTTTGAAGTTGGACTCCCTCAATTCCTCTTTTTTGATTGCATCCTGGAGTTCCTCAAAACCCTTACGCAATTCTTCTGCTTTATTTTGAGAGTCATCAATTCTATTTAAGCGAAATGATTCTTCAATATCCTGTTCACAGGTAGGGCAAACCCTATTCTCTGAGAAGAATTTATGTTCTTTAACAATATTAGATATCTTTTGTGTTATTTTACCTTTGATTGTATTGAATTCTTTGAGCTTATCAGTAGACCCTTTATATGACTCAAGTACAAGTTGCTGTGCTTTGACCTCTTCATCAAGATACTCAGTCTTCTTCATCAGACTTGCCACTTCATCATCTAGTTTATCAATTTTTTTATTCTTGAATTCTATATTTGATTCTGCTTCATTCTCAATCTTTTGTATGAACTCTCTCTGCATATGAACTTTTTCATTCAAAGATTCTTTCTTGAGTTCTAATGTTCTAATTTCATCTTTGATAACTCTGATCTTATCTTTGATTAAAAGATTCATAGATGAGAATATTCTAATATCAAGAAGATCCTCTACCACCTCTCTTCTACTAGCAGCAGGTAACTGCATGAAAGGAACAAAGGTGCTACTACCTAGAATTACAATCTGTGTGAATGATTTATAGTTCATCTTGAGCACACTTTGCTCTAGCCACTTCTGTTGGTCAAGCGCAGATGAACTTTGATTTAACTCTTCCCCATTCTTATAAATCTTGAATATGTTTGGTTTGATACCCCTTTCAACTTTCCAATCTACACCATTGATTGAGAACTCAATAGAGACAAAACAATCCTTTTCATTTGAACTATTAATCAACTGTGCCTTATTGATCTTACGAAATGATTTCCCATATAAAGAAAATGTAAGTGCATCAAGAATAGTTGACTTACCAGCACCATTAGATCCAACAATCAGTGTTGTTGGATCTGAACTCAGGTTGACTTCTGTTAAATGATTACCTGTGCTAAGAAAGTTCTTCCAAGATATTTTTTCAAAGATAATCATTTGCGTTTTCAGGAGGTATTACAATATCATTTTTTGAAATGACTGCATATTTGTGATCATGCAGTTCTAAAGTCTTCAACATCATTTCTTCATCTATCTCTAGCACATGCATTTCTGGATATCCACCCTCTTCTAACTGCATGGCATATCTTTCAGCATCATCACCTTCCTCAAAAAGATAAAGAACATTCTCTCCATCTTCATCCACTACAGAGTATGCTCCCTCTTTTTCTTTTCCAAGAATAGTGAGTATGTACATTATATCATCTCACATGCTTCTTGGTAAGTAGTCTTCATCAAACTTTTGATAAATGCTTTATCCAGTTCAGTCTCAGACTCCTCAATGTATCTTTCAAGGATAGACATTGTATCTTCTGATTCCTCAACTTCAAAATTCTCTGACTCTTGTAGTTGAAAGTTCTCAACAATCTTGAGATCAGAGACTCCAGCAGAATAAAGTTTATCAATGAATTTTTCAAATTTATGAGAGTCAGTTTTCTTTCTTACTATGACTTTAACAAGCTTGTTTTCATACTCTCTCACATCAAACATCTGAAAGTCAGTATCCTCATAATAGATATTGTAGAACATCTTGTATGGATTATCAACAGGTGTGTGCTTTAAAGTTTTTGTATCAAAGATATGAAATCCTCTGGTGTCATTGACATCATTCCAGAACATTTCATATGGGTTACCTAGGTAGAAGATTTTTCCATCATCTGATCTTGTATGGTAATGACCCGAAAACACCCTCTTGAACTTCTGATATAGTTTGCTCTCATGACCATGCTCCATGATGCAGCCTCTATGAGCTCTAAATCCGCTGAGCTCAAGGTGCCCCATCGCAATGTTGCAAGTTGTACTTTCAATAAGTTGATAAGTTTCTTTCTCATTTTCTTCACAAATCCAGGGAATGAATAAAATATCAAGGTTGTCTATCTTCACCTCTGTGGGAGAAGAATAAACATTAATGTTATCATACTCTCTCAAGAGGAGATCCACTGAGTTGACATCATTAGTATTTTTATAATATGCATCATGATTACCCACCATCAGATGAACAGTGATGCCTCTTTCTTTGAGAGGATCAAAGACAACTCTTTTGGACCACTCAAGTGATCTAAATTCTACTCCACGCCTGCTATCAAAGGCATCACCCATGTGGATGACTGTTTTAATCTTTTTCTCATCCAAAGCAGGAAAGAAAATGTTATTATAAAATTTCTCAAAATAATCATGAAAGAGTTTAGATCCCTTCCTTGCACCATAATGAGTATCAGTGATGATAGCAACACGCATCAGTTTCTCAATTTAGAATGAACATTATCCTTGATGCTATTATATTCAGAATAGTTGCTGATGTCAAGGTCATTGGCATCAAAGACCTCATCAAAATCAGTTCTCTCTAGAATTTTATTCTTAATCTCAAGTTGCTTCTTCTCTTGAGTGATTCTTCTCAAGAATGCATAGTAGATGATTTGAGTGAAGTAAGCAAATGGATTCTTTGATTTCTCAGGATTAAAGTTGTGAATATATCTTACACAGTTTTCAATACCATCACAGATCATATCATCCTTGAACATGTAGTTCACAAAGTTTGGCTTATATGATAGGTGATTAGCAATCTTCAGAAAACATTCTCCAATGTAACTTGGAATGACTGGCTTGGTTTCCCACCTCTTTGCTCTCTCCTCTTTGGTGGGTTCTCTACCATGTAGTTTGAAAAAGGATAACTCTACATCACTGCGATAGTCAATCAGAGCAGCAAGGAAATCCTTATTATTCACATAATGCTCAGACTTCTTAGGACTACTCATAACTCCATAGGCATTTTTAATGAATGGCATAGTAATGAATAATGTTCTCAAAACATTATATCAAATTTAACATGACTTGACAACCCTATGAATCAGTATTAGACTAGGTTTGTCTGGTTTGAAAGAAAGAAACTAGCTTTTATACGAATCTAACTTAAAGATCTTTTCTAGTACCTCTTTAGCTTCATGCACACTAGATATATATCCCATTTGTCTATTTGGTCTTGTTCTATTGCCTTTTTGTCCTCTCCTAATGAAATCTTGGTAGTATACAATTAAGTCAATATCGTCAGATTCACTCATGGTCAAAACATCATCCATCTTCAAGATGAACATATCTTCTCTTGTTGTTTTTAACCATGGTTCAAACTTGTAACCACAAGTCTTACCTCTCATTTTTATCTCTTCAATGCAGACAGGATTAGATACAATCAACATTGTTCTATCCTCTTCTTCACTAGCTGCTACCTTGGCAAATATTTCTTCACCACTGTGTTTTAATTTAATAGTACAGTAGAAATCATCTTCTATCATACTTACCTCCTGTCTAGTCTTTTATGTTAACTGATGTAATCTCATAATTGAATTGTTCTTGAACATAAATTTTCACTCTTTCAATAAAGTGATTAAGTGTGTAATTCTTTCTTGATCTAGTTGATAGATCATCAGCAATATCATAAAGTTTTGCTTTCACTTTACTTTTGCCTTTTCTTAGGACTCTACCAATACTCTGAAGATTACGAATACGAGATTTTGATGGAGAGGCAAAGATTACATTATGTAAATTTTTTATATTTATACCTGTACTGAAAGTGCCATAAGAAGCAACAATAATAGCATCATTTTCTTGCTCAGTAATGCTTCTAACTTGCTCTCTATCTTCAGCATCTACACCACCATGGACAAAGAATATTTTTCTTTTGTCACTAGCATTTTTATTTATCTTATCAAAAAGTACAGCACCATGTGCCTCTACCCTACTATAGAGTATCAGAGTGTTACCTTTCAGATCAAGTGCTAAGTTTGTAATTAGATTATTTCTTTTTTCATGGCCTATCAAGAATTGTATCTCATCCTCATAGGTATCAAACTTTTGTGGTTTGTACTTCAATACTAAACATTGAATATCTAGTGTGGCAAGATGTCCCTCATCAATTAGTTTCTTGGTTTGTGTCACTTTATATGATGGTCCAAACAGTCCCTCTAACACCCACTTATGGGTCTGTGTACCATCTAATGTTCCTGTAAATCCATATCTATACTTTGCATGATGTAACTTGTCCATGATACCTATCAGTGACTTACTCTTAAAAAGGTGCGCTTCATCACCAATGACTACATCATATTCCTCAAAGAACTTCCTATCAAGTTGATATACTGATTGCCAGGTTGTGATTGTCACCTCATTAGTATTGACTCTTTCTCTACCAGCATAGATCCTATGACAGTGATTCTCTGCATCCCAACCATAGTCTTGAAAGTCTTTAAACATTTGTTCAACAAGAGATGTTGTTGGAACAACTAATAGAATCTTTTTATTTAACCCAACAAAATATCTAACAATAGAATATATCATCAGAGATTTGCCTGAAGCAGTTGGTGATATAAGTAACTTTCTATTATATCTTAGTGCATCATATACAGCATCAATCTGATAGTCTCTGGGTTTGAAACTAGTGATTGATTTCATGTAATCTTTTACCCCACCATGAGATACAAAATTATTTACCTCAAATGGTAGCCCATAAAATTTATTGTTCTCAAACTCATATGTATATCCAGAATTCTCACAAAATGCAATGATCTTATCTAAAAGACCAACATAAATTCTCTTGGTTTTCATGTTAAAAAGATGCACAAATCCATCCCAGTATCTTGATCTATACTGGGGCATGAATTTTTTATTAGGGACCTCAAATGTGAATCTATCTCTCAGTTCATGTTCAATATGAGGTTCAGTTTTTATCTGCAGATATACTTCATTTACTTTCTGTATCTTCAAGTCTGCCATTATGTAGGATTAGCCTACATGTATTTATTCCCTATCAATATGGATATGTTCATACTTATACTCAAGAACACCTCTATAAAGCTCATCTCTCAGTAAGTATAATCTATTTTGTTCTTCAGGATTTCCCCCTGGCCAAACCTCTAATTTTGTTTTTACAGAATCATACAAAAGAAACATGTCAGCAGGTGTAAGAGTTACTGTAAAACTTGGTTCTTCTAAATGATCTTCCATAGATGATTTGTGTAAATTATTCTGGATTCTGATTGAAATGATGAAACTTGTGATGAATGATAACCCTGTACAATTCAGTCATGATGCGTTTTGCATGTTCACGTTCTTGACTAGATTCATCCAGTTCTTCTATATATTTCTGCATAGCCTTGTACTGTAAGTAAATATCTTCATACTCAAATCTTAAACTGATTGATGGTTTGGGTTCTTCCACTATCCTAGCCCTGATGTGAATCTCATGAACTCAATAGCATTTTTAATTTGATATGTTCTATTAGTTATCTGTTTTAATATCTCTTCAATATATTTTAACATTGTGTCATAGTATTCTATTTTTAATGACACAGTTGAAAGTCTTTCATCAGCATCAAGATACTTCTGCATGGTATCTTTATCTCTAATCTTTTTAGGGAATGGATTTGCTACATACACATCTGGATCTGCTTTACCAGAATAGTATTCATATCTTTCATGTCTAATATTTTTTCTTTGTTGTTCTGCTTTTTTTCTGAGAAGTAAGATAGTATTATACATCTCAAAGTACTTGGCATGAAGGACTGGTATGTTGAGAGATTCAGTGTGTAAATTATCTGGGTCAATATTGGAATCCTTCTTCCACATTTCTTGGATTCCCTCCAAGTCAATCATTATATGGTTTCAATGTTGTATATATTATACTTGAAACTTACCTGCGCTGTAAAGTAATCAAGGTCAGTCTGAGTTGCATCAAACTGAAGAGATGATAAAGAGTATGGAAATAATCCCTCAAATTTAACATGAAACTTGGGAATATTCAAATTATTCAATACAGTTAGTGTTCCATCAGAATATAAATTTATTTCTTGATTTTTTTTTTTTTTTTTTCCAGTAGTGGGGTCTTTATCATTTTGGAAATCATAGATTTGTTCTAGTGTTTCAGGGAATCCAATTCCTCTAATCCAATTCTGTATTTCAATATAATTTTCTAAGTTTTCATCTACAAGAAAATTAAGAGTAAGATCCTCAAAATCAATGATCTCTCCTGGTCTGGGGATCATCTTCAAGTATGATGGTTGTTGTGCCACACCAAGAGTGATTCCTGGTATGTTGATCATGTTACCAAAGTAACTTACCTTTGGTGATCTTGTGACACTGAATTGAAAACCAGTAGGTGCAAGAAAGTTCCTATCTTTAATTTGATTAATAAATGCCTTTTTCAGTGTGCCACTACTTGGTTCTTGTCTTGGTCTAGTAGTGCCAGGATTACTACTTGTCATATCCTTTTTGACTATTTATTTGTATGCATAAAAAAAGACCCCCTGATGGGGGTCTGATTTGTGATGGGATATACCCTGTATCACATGAGGTTCTTAACAGCAACTCTTCTGTAGTAGCGGTTAGCATTGACCTGCAGTCTACCCAGACCCTGGGTGGTGCCTTCAGCAAATGGGTTAGCAACCAGACCATATCTGGTCTTGAAGCCAATCTTGGGCTGGAAGGTGTCCTCTCCAACTGCACGTACCATCTGCAGAGGTACATATGGGCAGTAGAAGATTCCTGCATCATAAGGTGATGTACCTTTGTAACCAACAACATAATACTGGTTGCCAGAGGCAGAAGCAGCATTAGCAGAGGTCAGGTTAGCAGCATATGGGTCAATGTAGACTCTGAACTTACCATTGATGGTGCCAGCAAATGTGTTGCCAGTGTCATCAACATTCAGGTTGGAGTTCAGGGCAGGGGTGTAATCCAGGATACCAGCCATGGTCAGTGCTGAAGCAACATCAGCAGAGCACATGATCATGTTACCCTTTCCTCTTCTTGTTCTTTGAGCGATGGCATTAGCATCTCTCTCAATTTGGAACAGAAGACCCTTGAACTTCTCTACAGACCATCTACCATTGGAGTCAATATCCAGGTCAAACTGACCAGCAGTGGCAGTGTTAGAAACAGCACCTTGCTCAGCAACCTTGTAGATTGTTCTGATGACTTCTCTGTTGATCTCAGCAAGGATCTCAGTAGAGAGAATGTTAGCAAGTTCTGCTTCAGCATTCAGACCATGGATAGCTCTGAGGTCCTGAGCAAGCTCCAGTGAGTACTCAGCCTTCAGGGCTCTTGACTTGGCAGTTACAGTGACTTTCTCAATTGAGAATGCCATCTGGTTGAAAGCACCATCAGCATCTACTGTGCCAAGGGCTTCTGCCTCACCAGTGGTCATGCCAGTGCCTGTATTATAGGCAGTCTGATCACCAGCACCACCAACAGGGTTCAGTACAGATGGGTTAGATCCACTCTGTGATGTAGTACCCATACCAACAGCCTGCTGTGAAGCAGAGTTGGCAGCAGTAAGACCCAGTCCAACATTCTGTCCAGAGAATGCTGTATCTACTTCATCGAAGAAGGTTTCTGTACCAGATTGAGAATCCTTTCTGGATCTCATTGCAAAGATCAGTCCAGTAGGACCATTCATTGGTTGAACACCAGCCAGGTCATATGCAACCAGGTTAGGCATTGCACGTCTGATCAGAGAGATCAGAACAGGGTCAAAACCAGCTACAGGACCAGCAGCAGTAGCACCACCAGTGAATCCACCTGTGCCTGCGCTGTTAGCAGCAGATGCAGCAGGAGGTCCTTCCATCAGGTTCATACCTGTGGAGAAGGCTTGCTCTTCTTTTAAAAACTTTTCTTGGTTCTCTAACAGGACAGCGGTTACTGCTCTTCTATGTGAATCTTTGATTGGATCAAGACCTTCATAGTCGAGAAGTGGACTCCACTTTTCCTGCAGATGCTCTGATTGGAACATTTGCGTTTACCTTAATTTGTTTACGTTTGAATTAATGTTAAATTCAGTTACCTTTGAAGGCACCCAGAGTTCTGAGATATGCATCCATGCTGCTAGTGGTAGGAGCAGGAGTGCTGTCTACACCCTCAGAGAGGGTCTCAGGTGTTGCCTTAGCTGTGGTTGTTCTGGAGAAGTATGACTCCTTCAGGGTTTCCAGCTTTTCACGATATTCTTGCTCACTTTCAAACTCAACACTTTCGGCAAGTGAAGCGAGCTTCTCTTTCTGAGTGTCAGCAAGACCATCAGAAACTTGATCTAAGATTCCATCAGCAACCGACTCTGCGAGACGCTTGTTGAGGGTGATATTCTTATCGATCTGCTCGTTGAGCTTGGTTTCCATTTCATCAAGTTTGTCTACCATACTCTCGAGGACATCATACTTATCTTCAGGGATTGTTACATAATGTTCTTCAAAAAGACCCTTCATTCCTGAAAGGAATGATTCAGTCATCTCAGTTTTAAGTCCTTGCTCTACAGCAAGTTCATTTTCTACCATCCATTCTTGAGCAACATACTCAAGATAGGAATCTACTCTCTCTTGAAGTGAACCTTTCAGTTCCTCAGTTGCTTCAGCAACTGCAGCAGCATACTGAGCCTCAAGAGCCTCTTGGATTTCTTTGACTTTTGCTCCAAGAGCAGCTTCAAAGATTGTTCTTGCTTTCTCTTTGAATTCTTCAGAGAGTTCTTCACCACCAAAGAGGGCATCTACATCCTCTTCAATATCATACTCTTCAACTGTCTCCTCATCAACAACCTCATCAGTGACCTCTTGGTCCTCTTCAATGGTTGCTTCAGTATCTACTTCCTCGTCTTCCTTCATACCTTTAGGCATAGGATCAGCAGGCTTAGCACCCTTGGTAACTACATCCTTGACAGTAGCAAGCTTAGGCTCTCTGAGCTTAGCAGAGTCATCATCAGGTTTGTAGTTATAAGGTGTTGGTCCTCCCAGGTCCTCTACAGAACCCAGTTGTGTTCCTGGATCAGCCATAGTGGGCATAGGATCAGCAGGTTTCGCATTGGCATTCACAGCAGTCTTGGATTGCTTTGTGCTTGCCTCCATTTCTTGTAAATCTCCACGAGACATTTGAACTCTCCGATTACCTTATTTAATCTATATTTATTTAGTAATTTGATAACCTCAAAGGTTATTCAGGAACTTATTGAAGAGATCCAACTTCTTCTCATCAAGTTGTTGTTGAGTGACAAGTGTGTTAATCTCTTTATATGTTTTAGCAGCATACTTCTCACGAAGCACACCACCATCCCATACCCAATCTTTCCCTTCCATGATTCCTTCAACAAATGCATCAGGTGCTGAAGGATCAGCAACAATATCAGCTGCTGTTGCCAGCATGAAATCATCACCTACAACATTGACTCCCTCTCTTGTGGGTTTCAGGGAACCAATGCCTCTGGATGAAACACCAAGTTTGACACCCTCATCAATAAGATTTTGTGCAATCTTACCCATAGGGGTGCCAAGAATTTTTGCTTTACCAATAAAATTGCTTCCATTTTCTCTTAATGAAACAATTTTATGTGATACTCTGTCAAGATTTACAGTTGGCCCATCTGGATGTCCTAGTTCACCAAGTGCTCTACCTGAGTTCACATGGTTCTCAGTATATCTTTGGACCTCTTTTCTCAGAGTCTCCATTGGATACATTCTACCATTACGATTTTTAATGTCTCCTTGCAGGAAAACACCCTCAATGTACATTGATTTCTTGCCATTTCTTTCTTCTACAAGAAAATCAACTGATTCTATTTCTTCTCTGATTAGTTTCATAGTACCTCAGGAAACTTGAACTTGTTGGACATATGCTGTGCCTAGACCTGACACATGAAATTTGAGTGATCCTCTTAATTCTGCATGTAAGCTTGAATCAAAAGTATCAGTCACAGATGCTGAATTGTAATCAATGGTGATTCTTTCACTGAAATAACCTGATGGTCCAGAAGAACTATCAACTGCAGTGACAAGTTTGTGTGTAAAATTAAAATTTGTCTGACCAGGTGCAGTTAAAGTAACTGCATCACCAACACCAAATGGTGATCCTGTTCCTTCAGGGAAATCAATAATTGTTGCTGTGCCAGTGGTCACACCAACAACTCTTTGTGAAGAGGGACGTCCAATGGAAATCTCCTCTGCTCCTGTTGTTCCCACATAAAAATTCAAGTCAGTTGCTGTAGGATTTGCTCCAAAAGCAATATGAACTCCATCAGTTTTAGCAACTACTCTAATGGTGTCACTTTGATGTGGGATTGGTGATGACGTTCTACCAACGCCAGGACCATTTAGAATAGTATTAACTCCAACTGGATTAAGGGCGCTCATTATTCTTGATTGACATTGTCTATATTACTTATTTAGTAATTATTGCTCTTCTTCTACCTCTGATTCTGATTCAACTTCCTCTTCATCATACTCATCCTCTGAATCACCAAACAGTGATGCTGCTATATCTGGTCTAGATGCTTCAATTCTCTCTGCTGATTTAGCAAAAAGCATGTCTTTAATTGCATCACTAATTTGTGATGGTGATTCATCTTGGACTAGTAAATCAATTAATTTTTCCATGTTCCAAAAAGTGTTTACTTGGTTACTAAAATGTATTTATATCTCACCACCAGAGGGTGTTTCAATTTCATCTCCAGATGCCTCTGGTGATTTTGGTGATGCTGGCATATTTGGTGGTTGATCAATAGGACCAGTTGTATCTACTGGTTGTCCAGTTGCAGGATCAACTGGTGCAAAAGGATCTGGAATTACACCTGCCTTAATTTCTGCATCAATAATTTGATCTTGCTCCAGTATCTCAGTGTCAGTTTGGCGAAGAATCTTCCTTCTTACATAATCTTTAGAATAATACTTACCAATGTATGGTTCAGCAGTGGCAGCAAGATTAAGTCTTTCAGTTAAAAGTTCTGCATCCTTCAGTTCTGCAAAATGATTATCATATAGGAAATCATACTGGATATGATCTGACATTGCATCCCAATCTTCTGGGGTTATGATATTTTTTAGAACTAACTGTGTCTTAAGAATATCATTAAAAAGATGTGAGAATCTCTTTCTGAGTCTTCCTACAAACTTACTGAATTTAATTTCATCTCTTAAGATCTCAGATGATCTACCAAGACTAAATCCACCTTCTCCCTGTAGTCTTGTTTCAGGAACATTCAGTGATCTGTAAAGTTTCTTTTGAAAGTAATTAATGTCAGTGATTTCACCAAGATTCTGACCACCAGG